CATCGCGGATTAGGCGAGGTTGCCGGCGCCGACGAAGGCCACAGCCATCCACTGCTGGTTCAGCAGGACGGACACGCCGTACCACTTCGAACCGACGTAGCCACGCTGGCCGAGCGGGTCAGCGCTATCCTTGTTGCCGACCGGGATGATCGACAGATCGAAGGACTTGGCGCCACGCAGGGCGACGGTGCCGTAGGCTTCCTGACCGACGACGATCAGCGGATACACGTCGATGGCAGTGCCGCCGGTCGAGATGCAACCGGTCGTACCGACAGCCGCGCCACCGTTGGCGAACGGAACCAGCTCGGGAGACACGACGAAACGGAACTGCTCGAAGGAGCCAATTTCGTTTTCGTGGATCGGCTTGCGGGAACCGTAAGCGGCGACCGGGGTGTAGCCCGGGAACGCAGCGGTGTCACGCAGGTCGGCGTCGATGTCGCTCGAACAGAACACGAGGAAGGAGGCTTCGATCGGCTTGGTCCCGATGTTCGGGGTCGGTGCCAGAATCGAGGTCGGCTTCTTGGTGTGGTTGCGCATCAGGGCGCGGGCGATGGCACGCAGTCCCTTGGCAGTCAGCTTGCCATTGACAGTGGCGATGGTGGTGCCGTTGCCGCCGAAGAAGCGGTTGGTGCCAGCGCGGACCTTCGAGTAGAGCTCGAGTTCCTTGACCAGCATCATGCGCTCGGCCACTTGGGTCTTCAGCGCATCTTCGATGTCGTCTTCATACATATCCGCCACGATGTCCGTGAAGGAATAGAGGCATGCGTACTGGACCATCACCGCGGTGATGTCCTGAGCGACGATCGTATCCGGCGTCGGGGTGACACCTTCAGCGGTCAGGTTGGCGGTCAGCAGGTCGCTGACACGGTTCGACGCTTCCGTTTCCACAGTGGCGGCCGGATTGACATCGGGCACCAGAATGTTCGGGTTGGCGATGGTGGCATCGTAGGGAACCCAACGACGGAAGATGATGGTCGTCGAAGAGTTGCGGGGCAGTTCTTTGTTGGAAGCTGCCAGACCCAGCACTTCGCACGGGATTGCACGGGCAAGGATTTCACCTTTGACCTTACCAATCCGGGGAGTTTGAGTCGCGTAAAGTTGTCCAGACATGATACTTTGCTCCTTGCCCAATGGGCGCTTAGGATTTGAACTTCGGGTCTTTTTTGCTTCTGGCCGTCGGGTCAGGCAAGGTATTCATCGGCGTCGCTGGGGGCGCCATGTGCGAAAGTTACAATAGCAAAAATCTATTGTCAAGCCCCCACCAATAAAAAACCCCGGGTTGTGCCCGGGGCTGCCTATCGGCGAGTGCAGCAGTCAGTGCTATTCGGATTTGGCCTTGGCGCAACTCGGTGCCACCGCCGCGTACTCGGACGAGCAGAGAATGGCGATAGCGTCGTTGGTCAGACCGACAGCCGAGAACGAACGGGCAGTCTCACGAATCTGGCATTCCTTGGATTCCCACGAAGTACCGACCGCGATGTTGAAGAACGGATTACCGCCGCCGATGTTGCTGGTTCCCATGCAGGGGGCCGAGGGGTACAGGCCACCGAGACCAACAGCCGCAACCTGTGCAGGATAATCGACGTTGAAATTCACACCGGACTGGGAGCCGCCAGAGACAGCACGAGCATCACCACCACCTGCGAAGGCATTGCCGCCGGCAGCAAACGATGTGGCAGCGGCCCGGCTCTCGTTGCTGATCCGGTTGGACACAGCCACGTTGGTGAATTGCGCTTGGCCTTGGCCTTGGATTTGGCCTTGGGCTTGGCCCTGATTCTGGCCCTGCGTCGCCGTAGCGATGCCGGTGCCGCCCGGGTTGTCGTTACCCAAGCCGATGGCGAAGGCGGACGAGGCGAAGACAGATGCGACGAGAAGTGCGAATAGCTTTTTCATGGGGCTTACTCCTGAATGTGGTCACGGATGAGGGGGATTACACGAAGCCAGTTGCCGCATGGGCATTGGTCACGACCTTCACTGTTGTCATCGAAGCAGGAACGGGGACGCATGCGAATTGCATCGCACAGCTCCTTTCTCTGCCCGGTAACGACCGCGATGGGTAGGATAACCGGCCCCGTCGCCAGCGCGACGACTGCTTCAGCGGCGACCAGCTTTTGCGCGGGAGTCAGTTGTGGGCGGTCTTGCGCCATTGCAGGGAATGCAAAGAGCGCGGCGACGAAAAGTGCGAAAACCTGTTTCATGGTGTGATGCCTCCTGTTCGAAACGTCAGCATAGGGGGCGAACCCCCATCTTGTCAATGCCCTGTTTTACTGCGCTCGGCCTTGAACCCGGCCATGAACGCATCTTCCTCGGTTGCCGGGCCGGGCACCGCCTGTGCCGCCTGACCGCGCGGCATGACTGCATTGGCAAGGCGTTGGTTCGGCGCCTGCCGCTGGGGAGCGGGGGCGGGAGCCTGATGCACAGGGCTGGTGGTGTTCTTCACCCAATCCTTGAACTGGGTGAGGCGCAGGGAAATGAAGGCTGCGTTCTCGGATTCCATCAGCGCCTTGCCATCCTCGATCACGTTGTCACGCCAAAGCGCGAACTGCGGGGTGCGGATGGTTTGCTCCCAGTCTGGGTGTGCCGTGCTCAGCATGCGCACCTCGAGGCCGCGTTCCTGCTGCTGCTGGAAGGCGGTCAGCTTTTCCGTGACGATCTTATTCACGTCGTCGGCGGTAAATGTCTGGGGTTGGGCTTGTGCCGGGGCGTCGCCGCTACCGGCACCAATCCCCTTCAGGTCTTCGCGCAACATCTCGGCAAGCTCAGGGAAGGCCTCGCTCAGCTTCTCGAGCTTGAGGTCGAACGAACGCTGGTCGGCAACCGTGCGCGGCTGAGTCTTCAGACTCTCAACCGTTTGCATGAGCTGACCAAGGCGGCCACCCAGCTTGTCGATGGTCATCTGTTGCTGGGAAACCCGGGCAAGTGCCTGCGTGATCTGCTCTTCGGTAAGCCCGGCCAGAACCGTCTTGGGTGTTTCCGGCTCGGCAGCCGGCGTTTCATCCGGTTTCGGTGTTTCAGCGACCGGCTCTTCAGCCGGCTTCGGTTCTTCAGCGGGTTTTGGCGCCTCGACAACCGGGGTCGCGTCGCTATGGGATTCGTCCAGCGCGTCGCGCTCTTGATGGAATGCTGCTTCGAATGCTGCTGATTCTTCAGCATCCACCTGTTCTTGGTTCAGTTCTTCAGCCATGCCGTATTACTCCTGTTGTGGTGTATCAAGTGCTACATATTGTGCATCATCCGGCTCGGCTTCAGCAAGCAAAAGGCGAAGCTCACGCATCTGGGCACGGGTCGCCTGTGTGTTTTCCCAATCGAGATTCATCCCTTCAAGGCGGTTGCGGTGCTCAGCTAGGCGACGTTCAGCATATTCAGTGATCGCCATCCATGTGGTGCTGTGAATGTCGATCTTCACGATAAACGCTCCAACTTGTAGATCGCGCTCAGGTAGGTCGAGGTGATGTCGTCGAACAGGTTCTCGGCCGCCGGCAGCCCGTCGCATACCGACCGCAGGCCTTGCAGCTGCCCGAACCCATCCTTGAGTTGTTCAAGCGCCGGGCGCCCGATCGGCTTCGGCTTCTGGCCCATTGCGATCAACGCCTCGGCCAGCGCATCCATCTGCCCACGAACTGCATCGTAGAAGTCGCCCAGTGCCATGTGCTCGGCGAAGGATTCGGTGGCAAGGTGCTGGCGATGTGCCGCGTCGGCATCACCGAGAACGAGGGTCACGATGTCATTCACGTCTTGCATTACAGTTTCCTCAGTTTGGCCAGCGCCTCTTCGGCGCTGTAGGCAACGATCATCGGAAAGCCGAGATCGGTAATATGCGGGTGCAGTGCAGCTTGCGTCAGCGACACGCTACCATTTTCGGCTTTCATCTCGATCCAGATGGTGAGTCCGCCCGGGCACAGGATGCCGAGATCAGGCATTCCAGCCAACACCCCTTGAGTCTTCAGGTTCGCCGCCTCACGCGCGTCACGCTGGCCACCGTTGGGCACGGCAAACACGACCGGGCGCTGGGCGCGGTCGGCAATCGTCGCCCACCTGCAGCGCAGGGCCGCGACAAGCCGGGCCTGTTCCCGGAACTCAGGCTTTTTGATGGGGATGGTTGCCGGGTCTTGGAGCTCGAAGTCGTCCGGGATCGGGATCACAGAGCGAACCCCTGTCCGTTCGGAGCGCGGCCCGGGGGTTCAACCGCCGGCGTGGCAACCTGCTCCACCGCCTTCTCGACGACCGCCTGCTGGTTGCCCAGCTTGGCATCGGTTACCCGGGCAGACTGGGCGCTGACATGACCGAACTGGGCCAGTTCGCGTTGCAGGTCCATCTTGCCGCCTTCGAGCGCCAGCTTGGCCTTGATCTGTTCGATCGTCATCTGGTGCTTGTTGGCGTAGTCGAGCATCGCCAGTTCGCGGCGCAGCGCCAGCTCGGCCATGTTGGTCGCGGCTGTGGTCTTGGTGCGCTCGTTCTCGGCCTGCACGTACAGGGTGTCGCGGTCGATGTCGCGGGCGATGCGGGCCTGATCGGTCTGGACTTCCATCTGGGTGGTCTTGATGTCGGTGTCGGACCTGATTTGGGCGACCTGAACGCGGGGATCGGTCGGGGGCGGCTGCTGCATGAGTGCTTGCAGTTCGGCTTGGGTGAATTGGATGTCTTCGGCTTCGAGCCCGTTGAGCTTGGCCACTTGCTTGAAGTAGCGGGCAGGGTCGATCCCGAACGCCGGATTGACGATCATCTGCGGGACCGCTTGGGTCAGGAAGGAAGAGCGCATATCCTTGGCCACCAGCGCCGAAGAGCCGCGCGGGACGACGTGGAAATCGCCCTTGATGGAATCATCCTCACCGAACTCCATCATCCAGTCATAGTAGGCGGTGACGTGCGGTTTGGTGATCGAGTCGTCGAAGATGCGGGCCATGCGACGCAACAGGCTCGAAGCGTTGGCCACGAGAATCTGCATACCGCCCACGGTTTCCGGAACGCCGGTCGGACCCTGCTGACCCTGCAGCAGAATCGGTAGGCCGGTGACGTTTTCGGCCATCTTCAGGCAGAAATTCACGGTCTCGAGCAGTTCCTGCTGAATGCTGGGAATCTGCACGGCGTTGAAGGCCTTGGTCACATCCGGGATGTCGGCGTCCGGCTTGAGCAGCCACACCTTGCGCGGCGTGATCGTCCATTGACCGTCGGCCGGGACGATGGAACCACGACCCAGAATGATCTGAGGACCGCTGGACAGGCCCGCATTCTCCATCATAGAGCGCACGGTGGCATTCAGGATGGACTGACAAGCACGAATTTGGCGGGCAATACCGATACCCCACGGCGAACCGGCGGTGCGCTGCCAGCACATCACGTCATAGGGGAAGCGGCCGGCGCTGAGCGGCGGTAAATGCGCCTTTACCGGGGTATCGTTGATGATGGTGATGACCGCGGCCACCCCACCCTGCAAATCACCGCACCCACAACCCATTGCCACCACATCTTCGACAGAAAGGAAGCCGTGGTAGTACCAGACGTGGTAGCGGGCGGCGCTCTTGTCGTTGGATTCGTGGGGTGCGGTAGCGATTACGGTCGATGCGTTGGTGCGCGGACCTTCTTCGATCACCTTTTCGATGGCTTCCGCCAGATAACTGGGGTCGAGTTGGAGCTCACGCACCTGCTTCTCGGTGAGCATGTCGTGTTCGATGAAGAATTGCCCGTTGTGGATGTTGTCGCCACAGGCCGGGTCCGGAAACGCATTCCACAGGGAGATGCAGCTCGATTCAGGCACGATGTCCTGAACCATTACCACCTGACCACCCTCGACCTTGCGAGAAACACGCACCGTCGGGATCGGGCCGCGCATGATGCCGGTGCCCAAGCGGGCGGCGTCATCCACGAGGCGGCGCAGCTCGGCGTTGTAGCCACATTCCTGCAGCTTGTCGTCGATCCAGCGCTCGGCGCCCTTGGCCGCAGCGCGTAGCTGGTCCTCAGCGCTCTTTTGCTGTATCCCCTGCTGTACTTGCTGGGGTGTTGCCGGCTGTCCGTCCGGACCAATCATGGTTGGTTGCTGTTGTTGCTGGGCGGCCGGGTCCGGGGGCATGGCTGTACCCTCGACCGGTTGGCCATTCATCACCGCGAAGGGGATCGGGCTCGGCTCGATCGAGAAGGCGCGGTCATCCACCGGCGATAGTACCTCGATCACCTTCGATCCCGCGGTCTCCACGTAGGGGCGCGTGATGTTCAGGAAGACTTTGGATTTGTAGTCGTTCTTCGGCTTGGCCAGAAGCGGGGAACCAAGGGTCATCCCCTTGTAGTAGGCAGTCTTTGAACTGTCTTCCTCGCCCTCGTAGTAGGCCTGATCCTCTGCCCATTGGCGTTCGATGCCGCTGGCTGAGCGATATTTGATGGCTTCATCCCGGCGCTTGATCAGCACCTGTGCCAGCTTGTCGCGGATTTCTTCTTGGTCCTGTTTGCGGCGCTGTTCTTCGTTCAGCATGTCCTCGAGCATCATCTCGGCGGCGGCCTGCTCTTCCGGGCTCATAGCCTCATCGGGCAATTCGGTGATCAGTTCAGCTTGCATTACAGTTGGCCTCCGAGAACGCGGGCGAGAATACCCTTGTCGGCAAGATTATTGGGGTCTTCGGGATCGGCAAAAGCACTTTCGCGCCCGATTGCCTCATTGACTAAACCGGCCTTGGCACTTTCACCCCGGGCCGCGGCCATCTGCACACCGGCGGCATCCGCGGTAGGTGCTTGGACTTCTTCGATTTCCCGCAGGCTTGGGTTCCAGCCTTTCGGTTGCTCAGGTGCAGGGGTAGAAACCTCTTGCGCCGTCGGGCTTGGGGTATTGAATTGCATTAGCCGGGCGGTGTTATCGGTTGCCACCCACCCCGCAGGGCCGACTTGAACAGGACCACTACCGCCGTCCCCACCACCGCCATCAATGTACCCTGAGTTCCATTGATGAAATGTCGCCGTGCCATTTGAGTTCTTCAACCAGACACCGTTCAAGCCGGCGTCGGCATCCGGTAGCTTATCCACCAGTGCGCCGGCCATTTGAGGGTTGCCACTTTTGTCGGCATAGGCTGCCGTGATTCCGGGCACCCCATTGTCGTCGCTGTAACCCTTCATCATTGTGAAGGCGCCCGGGGCGTACTCACCAACACCCATCTGCTGCCCGGCCTTGATGCTATTCACGAAGGCGTTATATTCGGCAGCTTGTTGGTTGTAAAGGTCGCTGGCCGACTGGTTCGCCGCATTGACGCGATCCACTTCAGCATTATAGCCTTCAATCTGCGCGGCATAGTTCAGGTAGCGCTTTTGCGCGGCTTCCTGATCTTGGCGAATAAGTCTGGCGTTGGGCATGGGGGTGGCTCAATCGGTGATGGCGCCGATTAAATCACAATTCAACCGAACACGCCAGTCGTGTCTTGCCAAGGCTCAACTACGGGTAACCCCTCATCCATGTCCATCAGGTCGCCGTCACTGAGCCCGAAGGTGCCCGGGTTGTTGTCCATGTAGCTGGACGCCTTGCGCATCCCCACAGCCAGCCCCAAGAAAGCGTCGGCGCCGTTGGAGTTCTTGTCGTGCAGCGGGGATTGGCTGAAGCATTGGCGCTTCTGGTCGTAGCTGAACTGGTATCCGCGCAGCGCACGCAGGCCAACCGCACACCCTTCAGCATCAAACCAGCAGCGCGGCATGAGCATCCGCCCGGCTTCGATCTGCTGGGCCTTGGGTAGCTTCTGCACGATCCGGATGTTACGCATACCGAGGTTGCGCAGGATTTCGAGGCGGCTGACCCCGGTGCCCAGCTCACGCACGTTGGTGTCGTGCGGCATCAGGTGGGCGCCATAGTGCTTGGCATAGGGGAGTCGGCGCAACCAATCGACGAAGTGGTTCAGCGCCTGCCCGGATTGTTCATAGAAGTCGAGCAGGTGCATTTCCTTACCGACCGCCTGTGCGGTCCAGATGCTCGTCGTGTCGCTCATCCCCAAGTCCCACGCCGTCAGCACCGGGCCGCCGTCCGGTTGCCATGGGACGCGCGTGACCTGTGGCACATTGATGTAGGGGAGCAAGATGCGGCCGGTCACGGTGGCAGCCGGGTCGCATTCCATCTCGGCCGCGTAGGCTTCCGCGGTCATGCCGCGCTTCAGGTCTTCAAGTTCTTCCGGGGGCAGGATGCCGGACTCGCTGGCCTTGACCAGCAAGCGGAACCAGTTGCCCGTGTCCGCCGCTGCCTTCTCGTAGGTTTCCCAGAGTGCATTGTCGTGACCCTTGACCGTGCCCGAGAAGATCGCCCAGCCGCCACGATCAGCCAGCGCCGGCCGGAGAATGGTGTCCCAGACATACACCGGGATGTCCTGAAACTCATCGAGCACCAAGCCGGACAGGAAGATGCCGCGCAGCTTTTCGGCATTTTCGGCACCCAGCAGCATGATGTTGGCGCCCTTGCGATTCACGTCGGTTGGGTCGGGCAGCGTCACGGTCAGGTTCATCTCGCTGATCGAGTAGCCCGGGCATTTCGAGAAGGGGGCGGTCAGCGCCTTCAGGTATTCCCATGCCACCGCGCGGGCCTGATTCTGGAAAGGGCACATATACGCGAACTGGTCGCGCAGTCCGTCCGGGCGCTTGTGCAGCGCACGCACGATGATGTCGTTCAAGAGGGAGTAGGTTTTGCCGGAGCGCCGGTGAGCAATCACCACACCCCACCGCTGCGTGCGGTTATGCATTCCAACGAACGCCGCCCGCGGCTGGTAGTTGTAGCTCAGGTTATTCATTGGGGTATAGGATGGAGGCTAACAACATACAGCAGGTGCCGATTGCCATATCCAGCAACGCCCCTTGGGCACCACCCACGGTGAAGGTGACGAGCCCGATCAGAAAAACAACGACTGCAAAAATCCTCATTGGTGATCCTCCTGTTACTTCAAGGATAGCATAAGGGTCCGCCCCGGGCCAGCTTTCCCGAGCCTGTCCGCTCCTTTCTTCAGTGAGATTGGTCGGACGGCCGGGGGCGGATTGATCATTGTGCGCGGTAGAGTGGTGTTGTCAAGAAATTCCAGACTTTAGACTTGGAAACAATAAGTTCTCCGACACCACTTGTTCCGCACCACCCGACCGGCTCCGCATGGCACAGGATCACGTCCTTGAGGTCAGCGGTGGCGGCGAGTGCTTCCTCTATTCCTAGAACTGTGCCAAATTCAGGAACTTGTGCCACACAATACTCAACCGCTATCCGCAGCATTACCTCGCGCTTCTTGCTGTCGGCGAGTTGCTGGCGCAGGGATTCGATTAGTCTACCGGCAGAGGCAAGGTCTACGTCGTATCCGTCAAGTGAGGCATTTGGTCCGTATTGAATCTGATATTTGCTCATGGTTTCGGCTCCGTGGCGGTGAGTGCTTCATTTGCAATTCGATATGTGTAAAGAGTAGAGGTTTGGACAATGCGTTCAAGCGCATTCCGCAGCATCACCTCGCGCTTCTTGCTGTCGGCGAGTTGTTCCGAAAGTTCGTCGGCCTGATCCCAACCATTAGAGCAGCGATCGTCTAGCCAGTTTATGTGAGAGGTTTTATCGGCAATGATGGAATGCGCTGCGGCGAGTTGCTGGCGCAGGGATTCGATCTTGTCTAGTGCAATGTCCATGATTGGTTCGCTGGCGCACTGTTCGGCCAGTTCGTTGAACACTTTCTGACGGTCAAAGTTCTTTTTCGCCAAAGCGATCAGGTTGTCGCTCATTTCGGCTCCCATGCGCGGATAGCTTTTGCAATGCGGTCTTTTGCTTCCATTGTTATATCGTCCTGTTCTCCAGAAACGGGAGTTTCCGCAATTACAGCAAACGCTTCCCGCTGGTCGGATAGTTGCTGGCGCAGGGATTCACGACCGGCCTCGAATGCGATGGCATAGAAATCTGTTAGGCATATGGTTGGTGTATTAATTTCGTATGGTCCAGATTGACATACCATAGCAGACCACTGTTTTTCGCTAAATCCAGCCTCTTTAACCGCAGCGATAATCTTCTCTCTGTCGTGCGTAGTCATTTCACTTGCTCCTTTGCGCGGTAGAGTCTCTCTCCAACCTTTACAATCTGGTCTTCACAAATATCCGCCCAATAAAAGCCGTCAGCTATATCGACTTCTGCAACAGGCTCCTTCTCGCACAGGATCAACCCGCCAAGGTCGGCTTCTGTGGCGGCGAGTGCTTCCACGATCCGTGCGGTCATTGGCACTTTGTAGGTGTTTAGTCCTTCCATGATGGCGTCCCGCAGCATCACTTCCCGCTTCTGGCTGTCTATTCGCTCGATTATCTGCAAATTACGCAACCTGATGTTTTCATTTTCCGCTATAGCGAGTTGCTGGCGCAGGGATTCGATCATCTGGCCAGCAGCAGCCAAGTCTGAGTCGAGGCCATCAAGTTGTTCGTTTGGCGTCCTCATGGCTTCGGCTCCCATGCGCGGTAGAGTTGGTCTTGTTCCCATCCGCGAGAAATATCACCATCACAAAGCGGGCATAAAGAAGCATCAGCGTAATTGCCGCGCCTGTGTATCCAACAAACCGGCTCTTTCTCGCACAGTCGCACGTTCTCAAGGTCGGCGGTGGCGGCGAGTGCTGAGGATGCTGTTTCTTTCCATTCGTGGTATCCACCTTCGTTTGTGTAGGCCAAAGAAAGCGCATCCCGCAGCATCACCTCGCGCTTCTGGCTGTTGGCGAGTTGCTGGCGCAAGGCTTCGATCTCTGACGCAACGACCCCTGCAAGCGTTCTCCAGTCAGTGTTGGCAACCGAAGGGAACGCCTCTTTTTCTGGGTCTTCTAGTTCTCTCAGTCTTGTAACCAACGCATCAGTGTCTTTATTGTTCATGGCTTCGGCTCCCATGCGCGGTAGAGTTGCATACAGCACTTTCCTTCTGGGCAATGCCCCAACCCCTCCGCACCGTGGTCTATTGCGTACTGACAGCGACCGTCGTCACGACAAGGCTCCGCATGGCAAAGGATCAGACCATCTAGGTCAGCGGTGGCGGCGATGGCCTCGGCACTGGCTACACGTAACCTACCTGCGCCTATGCATTCTACTATGTCGCCAAGTACGGCGTCCTTCACCTTGATCGCGGCCAGTGCTGCGGCGAGTTGCTGGCGCAGGTGGTTGTTATCCACCATCAGGCTGTTGTTCATCTCGGCCAGCTTTTCCGGGGTGATCTTGGTGATGTCGATGGTCATGGCCTCGTAAATCCAGTTCGGTAAATCCACGTCGCACCAGCCAAGGTGACCCGGATAGTTATCGTTCTGGTTGAAATACATGCAGTCTTCGCAGTTCATTTTACTTCCTCCTGTTCCTTGGATTTGAATTCGAAGCCGTGCAGCTTCATCAGGTCTTGGACCACAGTGATCGCAGCATCGACACCCGGCCGCCTGTACTTCACCCACTGCGGTCCGGCCTGCACCGGACCATTCAGAAACCGATACAGTGCCAGCAGCGCGGCGCCCTCTGTGCCCTTCTTTGGCTCATTCATTACGCTTCCTCCATATCCATCACATAACCCGGGATCACCGCCGCACCGTACCCATGAAACACTTCCTTCATGGCCTCCCCGGTGTTCATGTGGATTTGCAAGGTGTCCTCGTACTTCTCCGCATAGCCGCCGGCCAGATTCACCACGATCTTGATCCCGTGCCGCTTGGCTAGGTCCAAGGTGAAGATGTCGCGCTGGTACATCTCGGCCATCGTCAGGCAGCCGCCGAGCGGATCGCACACCCAGTTGTCGGCGCCGGCCTGATACAAGATCAGCTCGGGCCGGTCCCGCTCGATAACCTTCTCGAGCTGGGCACGATATGCCTTCAAATCCACATGGCTCGGATTGTGGGTGTATCCGCTCTGCAGGTAGGTGCAGTGGTCGCTCATCCTGTTACGGGCAATCTGGGCCACGCAGCCATCCCCATAATGGGCATCCTCATCCACGATCAAGGTGCGCATCCCGGTGATTGCCGCCACCAGCGTCAATCCTTCGATCGTGCAGAACCCACCGCAACCATCGGCATGGGCATGGTGGAACCCGGAAGTCAGCGACCAAACCACATCATCCGAGTGCCGCGCGGCGGCCAGCAGATTCCCAACGGTGTAGCGGACGGCCACCATTTCCTTGGTCGATCTGTTGCCGAACCCGTTTGCCACATCCCCATTCATCAGTGCGTCGATG